GTAATATAAGGAGAACTGCTCATGGCTGAGCGAAAAGGGATTCAACTATGTTACCCATTCGACGAGGAACGGCTTAAGAAGTGGACTCCTCCTTACATTGTCCAACCTAAACTTGACGGAGAAAGGTGTCGTGCTGTATGTGATCACGGAGAAGTAAAACTTCTCAGTTCCTCCGCTCAAGAGATAATATCAGTTCCTCATATTAATAATTCACTATCTCGATTCTGCACTAATTCTCCTTCAATGGAATTAGATGGTGAACTATACATTCATGATACTTCGTTCGAGGAAATATCATCTATAGTTAGTCGAACTGTTAATCTCCATCCTAATTATGAGAGAATAGAATATCACGTTTTTGATATAGTTAATGATAAACCTCAGTTTGAGAGGCTACGGGAATTAGAGTATATTTTTGAAGATGTTTTTAAAGACTTAGATTATATTAAGTCAGTTCCTTGGGCTATAGCTGATGACCTTGATGATGTTATGAAGGTGTATCAGAGAATACTTTATATGAAATATGAGGGGATTGTAGTTCGCCACTTTCTCTCTAGTTATATCAGGAAGCGTTCCACTTATGTTATGAAGTTTAAACCTAAAAAATCTGACTATTATCAAATAGTCGGAGTAAATCAGATGGTTGATAAGAACGGACAGTATAAGGAAATGCTCGGGGCTATCATATGCTCCAGTGACCAAGGTCAAATCTTCAGCGTTGGTAGTGGAATGAATGATGAGTTCAGGAAACGCTACTTCCCAATGACTGAGGCACAGAAGTTAGTTGGTAAAATAGTTCACGTCCAGTATCAACATATTACTCCTGGCAAGGGCGTTCCTAGATTTCCTGTGTTTGTGGAGATTGTAGATCCTATGAAAGGAGAAACTTGTAAATGAAAATTCTAAAATATGGAGAAGTAATTGTTTCTGAGGATAGGGTACTAATCACCAAGTTTAGTGTAGATTTTGAGGGTGCTCCTTATGACTCTATAGTATTTATGAAAAAGACTCTAGAATGGGCAATAGATAGAATAAAAACTGATATGGTAAATGGGAAAGTGAGTGATGAGAATGAAATATAGAATTCTAACTTTCATCTGTCTAATATTTTGGATAGTTTTCATGCTAATTATAATGAGGTAAATATGACTAAAGTCTATATCGTTAATCGTGGAGGACATGACCACGGGGATGCTGAGAGGTTCGGGGAACTAGTCTATCTTTCTGAAGGAATAATGAGTAGATATGGAACAACTCAGATTTATCGCCAGTTCGCTGAGCTATTAAAGGATTCCTCTCCTAATGACTACATTCTTCCTACAGGTCTTTCCACTATGGGACATATAGCATGTAGTATATTTGTCTTTCTGCATGGAAAACTTAATTTGTTATTATATAAGAGTAACAATGAAGGAGGTAAATATATGGAGAGGACTATTAAGTTTGATGAACTATTAATAAAAGGAGTGTAAGTATGAAAATAAGTAACAAACTTTCTCCTGCCCAATTTTGGCAGCGTAAGAGATTTGCAACTCTTGGTCGTGTATCAGGATGTTCGGAGAATCTTAGATTATTAACTAAAGATTCAGATATATTAACTAAGTCTACAAAGGAAAAGATTTTGACAGTGGTAGGTCTTCTTAATGCTATTGTCAAAGAAATAAAATTAACTCCTAATCCCTATAAATAAAGGAGGTAATATAAATGGCTAAGAATACAACTATAAGAGTAGAAGGGATGGACAAACTAAAGGTAATGGATATTATAGAAGAAGAACTTGTTAAATGTGATTATAGAGTTCTTATTAGAGATAATATCCACTATTGTCTAACTGTTAAAGATAATGTTGATATCAAGAAAGGAGCCTAACTAATGCACCCAAGTATAATCATTCATCCTACTTGGAACATCATAGATTCCAGTAAGATTCAGGACTATATGATGTGTCCTCGTTACTATTTCTATCAATATATGCTAGGCTGGCGACCTGAGGAATCTAACCATGATCTTATTTTCGGTGAAGCATGGCATGAAGCTATGGCATGGCTGAACCTACACGGCTACACTGACGAGAACGTTATCCTGGCATTTAATAAGTTCCTAGACGTGTATCGTCCTATGTTTACTGAAGAAACAGATGAACTTTATAATCCTAAGACTCCCATTAATGTTCTTAAAATGTTGGGTAAGTATGTTGTAGACTACCAAAGTGATAGAAAGGAATTTGAAGTTCTATATACTGAAGTTGGTGGAACTGTTTCTATTGACAAGGACAGAATGATAGCATTTCGTCAGGATACTATATGTCGAGGCGATAAGGGTATATTCTCTCTTGAGCATAAGACGACCAAAAAAACTATGAATCGTACCTGGTTCGACCAGTGGAGACTAAAAACTCAGGTCGGCACCTACTCTCACGTAATTCACTGTTTATTCCCAGGTGAAATGATTGAGGGAGTCAAGATTAACGGAGCTTGTTTTATGAAGACTAAGTTGGAGCTAGAACGTAGAACTATCGACACTCAACTTGGTTATATGCAACAGTGGTTATGGAATGTACTTAGATGGGTAGACCAGATTTATTGGGAGATGGAGAAACTGGATTCGTGTAAGGAATCAGATCCTATCATGTTTAGTTTTCCGTTAAACACAGAGAGTTGCACTAAGTATTGGGGCTGTCGTTATTTAGACTTCTGCTACACCTGGAACAATCCTCTCCAGCACTGTCATGTTCCTCCAGTGGGAATGAAGTATGAGTATTGGAATCCACTGGAGATGAAAATTAGTACAAGAGTTGAAGATGGTAAGTTAATGGAGGTATAATATGGCTATTAATGCTAACCAATTATTAGAAGAACTTCAAACTAGATTCTTTGATAAACTAGAAACAAAGACTAGTTGGGGAAGAAATGAGTTGAAGGAAATGTTCCTTAACACAATTATAGAAGTAACATCTCAGTATTTAGATGTGTATTAACCTTTGTAAAATAATTTTACATAGATGAAGGGAGGTGATTAAGATGGATAATAAAAGTTCTTTTATTCATATAGACAACAACCCAGAACCTAGTGAAGGAACTATTGAGGCTTTCAAGGAAAAGATGTATGCAGTTAGATCTATCTCTCATACTATTCGTGCCCTAATAAATGTAATAGGCTCAAGCGGTGCTCTAAATTCTATATCTTCAAATATATCTAACTGCAACTTTTCGAACTTAAACAACGAGCCTAGGAAAGGAGATGACACAAGTGGTGGACAACATAGCAATAAAAGTGGAAGTAGAAAAACTAAAAAAGATGTATGAGGAAGATCCTAGGTCTAAATCCTACAGCGCTATTATCTATGGTGCGACTGGAAGTGGTAAGACATCACTCCTTCGGACCTGTAGATTACCACTCCATATAGATTCCTTTGATCCTGGAGGAACGAAAGTATTACAAGGTGAGGCTATCTTAAATGGTAAGCGATATCCTGATGAGTTCTCAAAAGGAAACATCATCATAGACTCTCGATTTGAGAATGAAGACCCTATGAATCCTGCTATGGCTCAACTCTGGGACACCGAGTTTCATCGTCGTAAGGATATGGGATACTTTGACAAAATAGGAACTTATGTTATTGATAGTATGACCACATGGTCTCAGTGTATAATGTATGATGTTCTGAAGAAAGCAGGGAGAAGTGGAGGAACTCCCCAGAAGAACGACTGGCTACCACAGATGACAGTTATTGAGAAGTGTATGAGAAGTTTCATCTCTATGCCTTGTGATTGTATACTTATTGGTCATGAGGATATGGAAAAAGATGAAGCGTCTGGTAGAGTATTAGTAACCCTTCTCATAACTGGCAAACTTTCCACTCGCATTCCTGCTCTGTTTGATGAGATCTATCATGCAGACACTAAGGAAACTTCTAGTGGAATACAATATCAACTCTTAACCCGTAAGACAGGAATCTATGTCGCCTGCTCACGACTATCTAACAAAGGTCAGTTAGATATGTATGAAGTTCCTGACATAAAAAGTATTCTTAAAAAGGCAGGATATGATTATCAAGATAAACCTAATCTGATGGGGGTGTAGATGCTACATACAAGAACTAACAAAAGTGATACTACAGTTGAAATTCTAAAGATAGAGGAGGTAGCGTTTATCAGAGGAAAACTTGATGATAGGAAGTATAAGACCCAAGTTTTTCTCAAGTGTGGAACTATAATCCATATGAATTTGGATAAAGAAGAACTTCAGAAGCTGAGAGACTCATTCGAGAATGCTAATGGATATGGACTACAGAGAGCTGCAAAGCAGGAGGAAAAATATCCTGAGACAGGAGTTCCATATCCTAAACAAGAAACTGGAGTTCCAGTAGAAGGTCCCTCAGCTATGGATGAAATGGTAACTTTGGATAACTTAATATCTGACCTAGATGGTCAATAACAACTAACAACATTTTATAGGAGGTTTTATTATGGGTTTCTTAGATATTAATTTAGGTGATGCACAAGAACCAAAGGCGGCTAAGGAAGGTGAATATATCGTCCGTATAGTTGATATCAATGAGGGGATAGATAAGAATGGTCATAACTATCTCCAACCTATCCTCGATATTCCTGGCGAGCCGACAGCCAAGAGTTTCTCTCACTTTCTAGGTCTACCTTACGAAGGAATGGATGAGAAGTCTCGGAATAATTCCAAGTGGAGACTTAAGTTATTCTTTGAGGCCTTTGGAATAGATCACTCCAAGACTATTGATACTGCAGCAATCAAAGGTCGACAGGCCTGGGCTATTCTGGGAGTTGATTCTAACGACCAGTATGGTGAGCAGAACTTTGTGAAGAAGTTCGTGAGACCTGCGTAAATAGTTTAGATGATATAGAACTAAAGCCGTTTGAGACGGACTACAGTGGTGAATGAATTCCTGTAACCCTAAGTTCTATATCATCTATGTACAAAAATTTTACATAGAGGAATTATAATGAAAAGAATAACCTATTATATAACTATTGCCACTTTAATCCTTATTAATTCTCACTGCCTTTCGGCTGGAGAAAAGGAAACAAAAAAGGTTGAATCCACTAAATTTAAGGTGACTATCAATGTCACCTATAACGCTGTGACTTCTGCTGAAGCTGCCCAAATTGTCAAGGAAGTTTCCGATAAACATGAAAAGGCTTGTTCCTTGGGAGTTAAAGTGGAGAATGTGGAATCTATGTCCATAGGAAGTCTTTTTATTACTACTACTCCTGGTATCGCAAGTTCTTCAAGTGGTACAACTGCAGTTATAAGAAAATGAAAGGAGCTAAGATGAAAAAACTAATTTTACTGTCTCTGTTGTTAATAGGTTGTGTTCCAAGATCTGAAATAATTCTCAGCAAGATAAATGATGATGTGAACTATAATACTAAAGGAAACTGTCGTGCTATTGCTGAGAGGAAAGTAGAAGTATTAAAACAAAAGGGAATTAAGGCTGAAATAATCCACTGCGATTCACGATCTAAATATGAACCAGATCATGCAATAGTTAAAGCAACTATAGATGGAAAAGAGTATACAATGGATAGTATCGACCCAGTAGTTTGGGAGTATGAAGAAGTTAAAAAAGCTACTTACGATTATATATTACCATAGTTTTAAAGGTCAAGGTGGCGGAAAAATGACAAGCCGAGGGCGGTTGAGGCGAGAAGTGTATAATGGTGTAGGTTTGTCATCGGAAGCACCGTAAGGTGTAGACGCACTGGAGCGAAAGCTGAGAAGGTCCTTAAAGCTGAATTTGTTACCTCCAGCCAGGGTGACTCTTAAATCATACTTTCGAGCGTAAGCAGAAAGACTGATCCGTGAGGCGAATTGATTTAAGTATTAATATTAGAGATTCAGGTTGGCAACCTAAGCTTTAAGGTGAGGGTTCGAATCCCTCTCTTGGCCATTTAGTAATTAATGAAAGGGTTAATGAAATGGAAGATAACACTAAAAATAAGCCCACAATACAAGGATTAGAAAAACTGCTGGACTCCCCAAATCAGCCAATAGAAATATTGCCTAATGGTGAGATGAGAGTTGCGGAAGACTCACTTGATTTCAGAAGTGAGTTACTGGCTCTATTGGATCAGTATATCAAAGAGGTTGACAGTAAGACACCTAACTTTGTTTTACGAGATTTTCTTTGTGATTGTCTTAGATCGTTTGATAGAGCATTTAATGAAAGGAGATAAAAACCTCCTTGACCGTTTAGTAATTTAAAGAAAGGAGATTAATATGGGAGTAGATTCATATAAAGAATTAACTAAATTAGCAGACGCATTTGATAAAGCTATAAAGTCAGATGGTGAAACTTACGAAATAGTCAAAACCTGTAAAGGGACTTTTAAATTTAAAAAGCTGATGAATAAAAAAGATACTGTGATGATAACATTGGAAGAAGATTAACAACCTGTCGAAATCAAAACTATGAAACTTTTAGATAGAGTTGATGGTGTAAGAGGACACTACGGAATAGGTCGAAAAATAGGAGACTCTATTTATTGGGAGTTCTACAACAAAGGTAAGTGGATTTCCGCTTGTGAGGTTTTTTTAAATAAAAAAGATGCCTTGGATATTATTAACACTCTTAAAAATCACAAGGATAACAACCTGCCGGAGTGGCGAAATGGTAGACGCACTTTAAATGAGTAGATGGAGAGCGGGGCTTACATAGAAATAAGCAACCGTCCAGTAGGGGTTTAAAGATTGGTATAGGCTAAGCGAGAAAATCATGAACGGGTAATGCCGCACATATCAGTAAGCTGAGTCGCCTCGTAAATCCAATGCAGGTTCGAATCCTGCCTCCGGCACTAAAGAAAGGAGAAAACAGATGGAAACAGTAATAGATAGTATATTAGTTCTTATTATAATATTATTTCTATTTATACTAAATAAAAGGAGGTGATAAACATGATAAGAATAAAATACTCACTAGGTAAGACTATCAACTTAGGAAACTTCCAGAGTGCTAGGGTGGATATTGGAGCTGAGGTAGATACAGAACAGGAGCATCTTCAGGAAGATCTTACTAATATGAAAAGTTTTGTGAGAGATGAGTTAAAAATTGCTATTCACAACAAAGACTGGGAATGATGGAGGTGATTGATGGGAGATATGGCTGATTATATTATAGAGCAGGGATATCCAGATGACCCAGAAGGTGATGAAATTAACCTCGATTATGTCTGGGAATCTAATACTGGAGATATTCATATATCTGATATGACTACTACTCATCTTATAAATACTGTAAAGTATTTAGAAAGGAAATATAAAGAAAGACACGAGGAATACTGGAAACAGTACTTACCAAATATTTACTACAATATGTGTAGTGAAAAACTTCGGAGGGAAAAGGAGGAGAATAAATGAATGAGGAAAGGCAACGACCTAGACTATCTATCGAAATAAGTGAACAGCAGAATCAGGAC